ACGGTTAGTACTGGTGACACAGAGGCGGTTGTTGCTTCTAAGATGGCTGATGCTATAAATGGTGTTCTGTCTAGTCCAGTTTCTGCTACTTCTGCTCTAGGAGTACTAACGATCACAAGTAAATGGGAGGGCGAAACCTCCTCTAAGCTAAAGATCAGAGTAGACAATCTTGGTAACCCAGCTGGGTTAACATATGCGCAGACAGGATTAGTAGCAGGTGCAGGAACTGTAGATATTTCTACAGCTCTAAGCCAGTTCGGGGGTGATTGGTATACAATAGTGCTGAATTCCTACGGAGAGAATTCTACGATACTTACATTGCTAGAGCAAATAAACGGTAAGCCTGATGAAAGTAATCCAACAGGCAGATACGCAGGCAGAATATTTAAGCCTTTTGTGGCTCTTTTCGGTACTTCTGAAGATGACAAAGATAACTTAGCCTTAATCACCGATGATGCAGCTAGAGTATCTCAGGTGACCAACGTTCTTTGCCCAGCGCCGAAATCAGAATGCCTTTTCTCAGAAATTGCAGCAGATGCAGTTTTGAAAGTGGCAAGAATCGCACAAGATACACCTGAGCTTTCTTATTCAGGTAAAAGTTATGCTGACACCCCTGTTCCAAATGATGGACTGATAGGAGACATGTCTGACTATAACAATAGAGACTTTTTGATAAAAAAAGGATGCTCTAATGTTATTCTTGAAAATAGCGCTTACCAAATACAAGAACTAGTAACTACCTACCATCCTGCAGGCGAAGAGCCATTGCAATACAACTATGTTCGTAACCTTATTCTAGACTGGAACGTAACAGATGGCTATAGAGTTCTAGAGGAGTTATTCGTCAAAGATGCAGTGTTGCTAGAAAATGGTCAAGTGACTACAGCTTCTAAAAGCATAAAACCTAAGCAGTGGGCAGCGATACTCTATGACTACTTTGATGCTTTAGCTACTAGAGGATTTATACGGGACGCTGAATTTTCTAAAAGCAGTCTACAAGTTCAAATAGATCCTAGCAACCCAAACAGATTCAATACTTTCTTCAGATACAGAAGAACGGGGATAGCTAGAATTCAGTCTACTGACGTTGAAGCAGGATTCTAGAAAAACAAAAAGAAAAGAACAAGATAAAATAGAACACAATGAGCAAATATATCGGAGGAGATCTAGTAGAAATAACATGCAACCATCCTAGTCTAGGTAGTTTTGAGTTTGCTCCTAAGTCCAATGAAAGTTACACTATGGATCCTGGAGGAAGACGGTCTAACGACGATGCGAACTCCGTAACAGGTAGCGGCGAAATGATAGACCAAGTGAATAACGTAAGGTGGTCTTTCGAAGGCCCTTTAATGGTTAGGTTTAATTCTAACGAGGAACTTTTAAATCTTCCCGCATTAGCTGAAAGCCCAGAATTAGGGACTTGGACATTTACGCATCTTTCAGGAGCGATATGGAGAGGACAAGGGAAAGTAGTTGGGGACATTCAAATCGATACGAACACTGCTCAAGTAACGATCAAAGTTGCAGGAGGAAGAAAATTAGAAAAGCTACAATAGGAATGTATTTAGAAAAAACTAAAATCGAAAGAAGCGTGGCTCTAGAAGAGCTGGTAGCTTTCTTAAAAAAGCACTTAGGAAAAGAATTCAGAAGGGGGAACTTAGATTCTGAAAAAGTTGTTGAGAAGTACCTAGACACTATAGAAGCTATAGAAGATGGGTTGATGCAATTCGGGGAAAACGATGCCGTCACGTACACTCTCAGAGAGCCACTATATGTGGGTTCAGAAAATACTGACTTAGAAGTTAGAACTGTAGTTCTAAGAAGCAGAGTGCGCCGAGCTGATATCGCATTAATTTCAGATGGGCTAGATCTAGAAAACAAAAAAGGGACATATATGCTAAAGATACTAGCATATATAACACAGTTGCATTTGCAAGATGTTAAAAACCTTGGCAAAGATGACTACGAAACGTTAAATCAGATCTGCTCAGTTTTTTAAATAGGTGGTCATTAGGACTGTTGTCTGGGGAAATAAAAACCATCATACATGAGTACCATTGGCTGCCTTCTGTAATAGATCAAATGTTTTGCGACGATTATGACCATCATGGGATAGTGTTTTGGTACAATCATATAGAGGAGATGCATGAGCAGATAAAAGAAAAAAGCTAGAAAAATCACACCCTTATGTCTTTAATGAATTTAGTCACTAAGTTTACAGCTAAAGACAATTTTAGTGACGTAGTCAACACTATGTCCAAGAGCGTGAAATCTTTTGGCAAATCAACGAATGCGTCTCTAGAAAGAGTCAACACTAAGCTCAATTCTTTTAGAAACCATGCTATAGGCGGCGGGGTAGCTCTAGGAGTAGCAGTGAAGCAGTCTAATGATTTTGAAAAATCAATGAGCAATGTATCTACTCTTCTAGACACTAGTGTTGAAGACATGGGGAAAATGGGGGATAAGGTATTAGAGCTCTCTAAAAGGATTCCAAAACCAATAGAGGAACTAACTCAATCTCTCTATGACATCCGATCTGCTGGAATAAGTGCCAAAGATGCTATGGCAGCATTAGAAACAGCTGGAAATTTATCAGTAGCAGGATTATCCACTGTAGGAGAGGCCACCAATATCCTGACGTCAGCCATGAACGCTTTCAAGTCTGAAGGGTTGAAAAGTTCAGAAATAGCTAATATTTTATTCAAGACAGTTAAAGCAGGAAAGACAGACATATCTAAATTGTCTATGTCTTTTGGAGCAAATGCAGCTACGGTAGTGTCTGCGGGAATAAAGCTTAGAGATTTTCAGGCCGCTACAGCTGCCCTTACCACTACTGGTGTAGAAGCTTCTCAGGCTCAAAACCAAATCAGGGGAGCAGTTTCCAAATTGATGGTTCCTACATCAGATATGACCAAGATTTTCAAAGGCTTAAAAGTCGCTTCAGGTGAGGCTTTGATAAAACAAAAAGGCGGACTACTAGGAGCCATGGAAGCTATAGGATCACAAGCTAAAAAAATGGGGATAAATGTAAAGAAAGCTTGGAGTGAAAGTGAAGCGATATCAGCATACTTGAGTTTAACAGGAGCTAATAGAGACACGTACGTCGCGACTCTAAAAGACATGCAAAAGAGCACGGATTTGCTAACTGAGGGTGTAGGAAAACAATCAAAAACAAATTCAGCACAACTACAGTTAGCTAAAAACAACATGCAAGCTTTAAGCATAACTATAGGAACACAATTGGCTCCCGTTATAACCGAGTTGACTAAATTCATAGGCCCTCTTATAAAAAGCTTTGGGGAAATGCTACAAAGAAACAAATGGATTATGAAAGTTCTTGTAGGACTTGTAGGGGTATTTGTGCTATTTAAAGTGGCATTGATTGCAAGCAGAGTCATAATGATCGCGAATAGTTTCATAATGGGACTCATGGCAGTAAGAGCTGGAGCCATGTCTATCGCCATGAACGGGAATGCTATAGCTATAGGTGTCTTCACTGTAGCTACTAACATTGCGACGGCCGCACAGTGGCTTTTCAACGCTGCCATGACCGCAAACCCTATAGGATTAGTGATAGCTGGGATAGCAGCATTGGTGGCGATTGTAGCTATTGCAGTAGAGAATTACGATACTTGGGGGGCAGCCTTACTTCTGGTCATGGGTCCTTTAGGCGCAATAGTTAATATCGTAATGGGGTTTAAGAAACATTGGGGCGAAATACAAGAGACTTTTAAAAACGAAGGGATGATGGCGGGGATAATCAAGATAAAAAATGTTTTGATCGACTCATTGTTGTACCCCATAGAACAATTTTTGGGTCTTTTATCCAAGATACCAGGAGTCTCGAAGCTCATAAGTCCAGCATTAAACTTCGTAGGAGACATGCGGCAGAAACTAGATTTGAACAATGGAAAAGAGCCTTCACCAAGCACTGCGCAAGCTAGCACTGCTCAAGCTAGCAGTGAAAGTGTCACAAAGGCGATAATTGAAAAGAACAATAATATAAGACCAGGCATTTCAAGCCCTAAAAACGATGTGGGTCTTTTATCCAAGACACCAGGAGTCTCGAAGTTCATAAGTCCAGCATTAAACTTCGGAGGGGACATGCGGCAGAAACTAGATTTGACCATTGAAAAAGAGCCTTTACCAAGCACTGCTCAAGCTAGCAGTGAAAGTGTCACAAAGGCGATAACTGAAAAGAACAATAATATAAGACTAGGCATTTCAAGCCCTAAAAACGATGTGGAAATCCTTGAAAACACAGGAGAAATACCTATATTTATGGGGGAAACCGCAGGAGCATTTTAACCATGTCAAACAGCACTAAAGATATACACGTATATGAGAGCGGGAGCGGAGGAGAATTCGCTTTTCTGAACAATGATCTAGTTCTAGTAGAAGCGCTCTACCAA